AACGGACGCGGAGATTCAGGACTACCTGAACTCAAGCATCTCCGAGTTACATGACTACATGGTCAAAAGCTACGAAGACTATTTTGTCTCTGAGCAAGCTTATAGCGTCCCCATTGCGACCGGGGGCGCTAACTTGCCAGACGACTTTTACAAGGCTCTGGGCGTTGATTACAATTCCGGTGGGATTACATCGACGCTCAGGGCTTACTCCTTCTCTGAGCGAAACGTCTACAATACGCCCTATGCAGTTATCGATCGATTGGCTGAGCCAATGTACAAGGTCGAAGGGAACAAGATTAAACTTATTCCCAACAACTCACAGTCTGGCTCTATCACGCTCTACTATGTCCCGCAGGCAACGCAGTTTTCGTCTACGGTGACAGAGATTGAGAATGTAATCCCTGGCTTTGAGGAGTACGTGGTTGTGGCGACTGCAATCCGTATGTTGATGAAAGAGGAGTCTGACGTTTCCGCCCTGGAGCGTGAGCGTCAGCAACTCGCTAGTCGTATTATCAGAGCCATCACACCACGTGATGTAAGTGGCTCGTTTGCTATTCGCGATGTTCGCAAGGGTCGATTCAGAGACGACTTTATTCTTCGCTACTAGGGGGTGACGTATGACTAGGTTCTATAGTCAATTTCATTTGTCATCCGATGCAAACAATCTTCAAAATGCTGTTCTTAAACTTGCTCGTGGCCTTGAAGAAGCGCCGTTTCAGTACGGGGTTTTACTTGAAGGTGTAAAGTTAAAGACGGGTCAAGATAATCAAGTTGGCCATTCTCTCAGGCATAAAGCTGCGGGTTACTTTGTATTAACGAAAAGTGCGCAGGCTGATATATTCGACGGAGTTAATGGCATAGGTGAGTCGCGTGAGCATATAAAACTTCGGTGCAGCGCGGATGTTACCGTAAATCTTTGGGTATTCTAATGGCGCTCCAGAAAAAAACCTTATCGCTACCATTTAGCTCTGGCCTTGATGAGAAGTCTTCATTTGTTACTTCTCAGCCTGGTGCGCTTAGTAATGCTGAAAACGCATCAATGCTAAAGACTGGTCAGATAAGCAAGCGAAACGGCTACAGCATCCATAGAGATAGTGAGTCTGTCGATGATGGAGAAGGCGGCACGACTATCTACCGTTTTCAAAACGGTACCGCTATTGGTAAATTTAAAGATCAAATGATCGTATCTGATGGTCAGCAGCTTTACACCGAATATGCTAGCGGAGCATTAAAGAGAAGCGGTGATTTCCTAAACTGCGAATTTAAAAATGAGTCAGTGTATAATGCTGACTTTAAAAAAGTTGGAGCATTTAAACTTCAGCAATATACGATTAGCAGCAAAGTTTACAACTTTGTGGCGTGGGTTGAAGTAACTCCTGTTGGCCCCCTTTCTGGTCAAGCGTACGTTATTTATGCTGGTATTCAAGAAGACGACACTAAGACGTGGGTTCGTGACCCAATTATTGTAGACAGTGTTACAAGGGCATCTTTAAATTACAAGGAGGGGATCTCGCGGCTTCCTTCTGTGCATCTTCAGAAAATAGGCACTGACGCTTATATTGTTTACTCCATCTATGACTCTGGGTCTTCTAAGAATAAGATTAAGATTGCCAGAGTGGAGATGAACAGTCTCCCTAACTGGACAGGTGCAGCGCCAATCACGAAGAATGATCTTCTTGATAATGCAGGGACGCCCGCAGTTCTTCAATGCGACGAAGTCCTGTCGTCAATTAGCGTAGAGTCTGTTAATGACAGTGGTTCCGAAGCAATCTTTGTTGCGTTTCATCTTTACGCTTCGCCTTCTGTGACCACAGTAAAGCTCGCCAGGTATCGCCAATCCGATATTAACGGCGGTACCTATAAAGCACATCAGTATGTTGATGTAACCACTACGGTTAACATGACTAAATCGTCTATTCAGAATGACGGTTTCGCCATTGTCCCGGGATTAGCTTGCCGTGTCGACCCCGATGACACGCACACAAACAAACTTTCAGTTTATTACACGCGAGAAGCCAGTAAAGCGGGTTCATACAAAGTAAGCAGCACGGCATTTGACCCAGCGTCCTTATCATCAAGTCCTGTTACTTTTGACTTTGACCCTAGCGATGGCGCGATTTTGCATAATGCTACACATGTACAAATGGGTACAAGTTCAGAGGCGTATTACTATTTAACAGTGATTCATCAGCCTATTAATGCCAGCTCTACTCCTCGCCAAAATCACAGTGGTCTTGATGAAGATTCTGATACTGGTGGATTGCTTGAGATTGGGGATATAGAATGCGGCTCAGGTCACTCAACCCCAACAACTGATTTCATAGTGGATGTGACCCCTGCTGGAGGCGGTACTGCTACATCTGCTAAAGCAAAGTTATATCTAGGTTATTCAAGGTTAATCGGGGCGCACGGCGGATTTACGGTTTCAATCTTAGAGCCTGGGTCAGGTTTTGAGTATAATCTTTTATCGTTATCTTCAAATACTGAGAAGGCGATATTAACGTCAGCAGAACAAACAAATTTAGAGACTGCTATAAATACAGCTCTTTCCCCAAGTCATGCTTTTACCTATGCAGACTCTTTCGTTAATTTAGATAAAACATCCGTAAAACCATTAGCACATACTGTCTATGCTGCTTTTGGAGATAGAACTAGCACAGGCCAAAAGTCATCGTATGTGCTGGCTCAAAACGCTACACTCGTATGCGATGCTATGAGGTTTAATGCATTTAATGCAAAGTCTGGTGTAGGTAGTGGACTAGGTAAAACTCCTTACGTTGTTATCTCCAGGACTAATGCCGATGGCGCTGACTTCAACACTGTCGAATACCTAGTTAGGCCAGATACTACACTCACTGGAAACATTCTTTACAAAAGTATTGTTGGCGCAACTGTGCCCACACAAGGCTGCTTGAATCTCACTGATGACTATCAGGCCCGAATCTCTGCAAACTATCGATTGCTCGATGGTATTTCTCGGGTATCTCAGACTGGAGCATCTGGTCTTGGCACTGTTTCTAAGTTTGTATTTGGATCAAATAGATTAGCTACTGAAGGGTTCTTCGCAGAGACTCAAAACATTACAGCAGCAACTATGTCTGAAAAATACAAAGATCAGACATACACTGGCTCAATTACAGAGCTTAACCTTGATCCAGATAGAGATCACAAGTTTCTTGATGTTGGCAATGCGCTTCTTGGATCAGGCGGTGTTCTTTACAGCTATGACGGCGTTGATGTTGTTGAGAATGGTTTTTACGAGTACCCAGGAATAACTACACTTGTTGGTTCGGCCTCAAATTACTTGAGCAGGCTCTCATCGGCTAAAACTTATTCTGTCTCGTTCACCTACGATTACGTGGATGCGCAGGGTAACATTCACTTCTCTGTAAATACGCCGATTCAACAGGTTGATTTAGGTGCAAATGACAGCATTATTATCGCAAGAGTTTACGGGTTAGACCTTACAACTAAGTATCTTAAAACTCGCGTTACTATGTATCGGTCTGGAGTTAACGAAGGGCCATTACTTAAGAAGGTATCGTCTATTCTTATGAACTCAAATGACTCGGTGATTACTTTTATCGACCGAGGAGAGACCGAAGAAGAATACGAGCAGCTTCCAATTATTTATACAACAGGTGGGGTTTTACCTAATTACCAACCTGGCTGTGTTACTGATCTTATTGAGCACAAAGGCAGAGTCTTTGTAACTACACCAACTGAGTTTGTTCGATTCTCAAAACCACTGACCCAAGGGGAAGTCTCAGGGTATCCATTGCCGCAGTTTGTAATTGACATACCTGGCGATGCTGGTGAGATAACAGGCGTTGAGTCAAACATAAACTTTCTTACTTTGTTCACCAGGAACAATGTATTTGCTGTACAGGGCGATGGCCCCAATGCAATCGGCCAGGGATTCTTTGCCCAGCCGTCTTTGATTGGAGCAGGCCAAGGGGCGATTCCTGGTAGTCCGCATCTATCTCACGCCTTTGGCACTTTTTATGTAGCAGACAGGGGAATCTACCTGATTACCACCAACGGTCAGATTCAATATGTTGGTGCGCCGGTTGAAGACCTTGTAAATACATATGGTGTAAAAAACATAACCGTCTTTGATTATCAAAATGAGATTCGTTTTGCTGGCGAATCATTAGACGGAAATAATGTAGCCATGCTGGTCTACAACACATTCTTTAGGCAATGGACTAATTGGACAATTCAGGATTCCACCAGTGACGCATTTGCAGGTCAGGTCTTTGATGGTTCAGGTGGTGATCCTAAAGAAGCGCATTACATCCTAAAGAAGTCAGGTAAGATTATCCGTCAATCATCTACGTTGTTTCGCGACCAAACAGCTTTAAGCCCCGTCGCATACAGCGAGTACAGGTTAGACATAACTTTAAACAACTTGTCTATGGCTGGTCTGCAATCCATTCAGCGTGTTTACCGAATGTTGTTGTTGTTCCAAGAGTTAAATTCAACAACGTTTACAATTTATTTGACTGATGATCGTGGCAACACAGACGAATACAACATACTGGCTGATGCTTTTCCGACCGATCAATTACGGATACATTTATCAAATCAAAAGAGCCGATACGTGAAAGCGCGTATTCGGTGCAGCGCAAACGTATCCGACTATGAAGGTGTTACTCTTAACGGAATTGCCTTTGAAGTTGGTTCGCGTGCGGGAACCTTCAAGTTGCCAGCAGCTCAAACAGCCCCGGAGATATAAATGGAACCAGAAGCTCAACTTATCGCAGCACAGGCTGCTGAAGAACTGGCAAGACAGCAAGCCACTGGTCAGGTTGATGAGATTCAGCGTGGTCGTATGGCGCAGCAGATTCTTGGTGGTGCAGCACAGCAGGCAAAGGCGCGTGAAGCGCAACAGAGGCAGGCAGAATTTGCTCGTCGTAAAAGACTTGGCGATGTTGTCGCGGCTGGCGAGGCAGAAAAGCGATTGCGTAAATATCGCAAGAAGACGCAAGATATTGGCCGTATGTTTCAGGCGGGTCTTGGTACTGCAAGCGCATTAGCAGGACAGTATGGTAGTTACCTGGCCGAGCAAAGTGCTTTAGCAGAGGGCTTGAAGGCTGCTGAAGCCAAGGGCGGTGTTCAGGGAGCGGTCGACTTCCTTAACGAGAACCCTAACTATGATCCAGGGCAGGATACGCTTCAGAGATTGTACGCTGGCTCTCAGATGGGGCAGCAGGATGCTACTAAAAGAGCGATGGAGCAAGAAGCGTTAGCTAGAAGTGTTTTTAATGCAGCATCGGCAAGACGCTTTGAAAGACAGTTTGATCCTGAATTTTCTATAATTAGAGGCGATGCTCCTGACATGATTTCGCCTTTGGCAGCAAACATTGAGTCTACGCGCCTTGATGATTCAGCGACATTAGGGCCTTCTGGTATAGTTTCTGGTTTCGATGCAGCGGTCTCCCCTACACGACAAACCATGACGCCCTATGAGGAGTCTGCAAGAGCAGCACTAACAATGAACCTTCAGGGTCAGGACGAAGGCCTTTCAAAGTTAAATACTTTTCTCGACAAATTTCGTTCCGGTGTAGCTACTCCTGACGACGTGGCCAATTATTACGGCGACATTGCGGATTTTGCTCAAAAGACAAAATCTTTAGAGTACATACTCAACAACGCTACAATCAGCGATGATTTGCGCATGAAGGTTGCCCGAGACATGCAGAGAAGACAAAATATTTACGAAGACCTAATGGGCACAATTCAGGCCGGTGTTAAGTTTGGGGGTATGTAATGGCAGATAGATACGAAGAACCAACCGGCGCTCCGGGGCAAGAAGTAACCCCTGAGAGAAACCAACCTGCTTACACTGGTATTCAAAACAATGCTTACCGCAATCAAGAGTCTCTGCGCTACAGGGGGCAACAGGCAGGATTAGAAGGTCCGCAGCTTCAGCAATTTATGCAATTAGGCAGAGAGGCTCGCGATCTTCGTCGTCGTGATCGCAGAAGCCAAGCAGCCCAAGATATTTTTCGCCAACAGCGCGAGCTTGCAGCAGCTCAGATGGGTGTCGGTGCAGCAGCGCGTGGCCCATTTGCCGGAGCAACTCAGCAGGCGGCGCAAAGAGCAGTGGGGGCCAGTGGTGCGCAAGCAGCAGCGCAAGCAGCAGCAGCAGACTTAGCGCGTCTACGCCAGGCTGATGAAATGATGCAGCAGTTGCAGACTCAGGGCGAAATTCAAAAGTATCAAGAAGAGCAGGCTCGAAAAGCAGCAGAAGAAGAGCGAAATTCAATGTTTGGAGGCGGAATAGGCAGTGCTATTGGTGCTGGATTAGGTGCTTTGGGCTTCTTTGTTAACCCTGCCGTTGGTATGGCAACTATGTCTGCGGGCGGTCAGCTTGGGGGTGCTTTTGGCCAGATGGTTTCTGACGAAAACATGAAGTCCAACATCAAGGATGGGAATGCAAAGACCCGCAAGATGCTAGACGCTCTCTCCGCTAAGGAATACGATATTGGTGGGGAGCGCGACTACGGCGTGATGGCGCAAGACATGCCGAAAGATATGGTTAAAGAAGTCGGTGGCGTGAAGACGATCCCTGAAGGTTTTGGTAAGTTGCTCGCGGGTATGGCGAACCTTAACGACCGTATCAAAAAACTGGAGGGTAAGTGATGCCGAGACCACGAGGGGATAATGTAATCAATGAAAATTTCATCGCCGAATCGATAAAAGATGAAGTTGAGCCCGATCCGCTGACCTTTAGAGATGTTTATCCAGAAAGATTTAGGTCGGGGCTTGATCCTGATCCAATGAGTTTTCAATCAATATTGCCTGAGCGATTTGAGCAATTATCAAACGAAGAAAAACTAGAACTTTTAACTGAAAGGCAGAAAAGATCTATTGGCCCAATAGCTAGAGTGCGGGGGCAATCACGATTCGATCCCATAGATGAAGATGATATAAATCAATTTCTCATTGACTCAATTTCAGAAGATGTAGAGCCGCCTCTTACAGAAACAGAGAAACGTCTTCGTAGAGATGCCACTTTCGTAGGCCCCCCAGTGGTCGATCCCCTGCGCCCTGTTCCGCCACGAACTCCTTACGCTTTAATGTCTGACGAAGATGCTCCTATGTCTCGGGCTACTTTAGACACGACTAAGCCGGATTTGTCCGAGTTTGAAGATTCTGCGGAAGAGCGCGGCTCACAACAAAGACGTTTTGTTGAAGACTATTTAGCAAGAAGCGCAACAGGCAGACCTGCTCCATCAAGGTATACGCCAAAAGTATTCGGCTTAGATCCAGAGATTGCAAAAGAGCGAGAGCGTGTCCGTGGTGACCTTGCTCGAAAAGAGCAAGAGATAGAAGAGATGAAGGAGACTGATAGACTCCTCAAAGCTCGCGAAGAAAAAGAAAGATCGATAAAAAATCTGCAAGCGGCTGAAAAGATGGTCAATGAGTACAGGCCAACTGACCGTGGTCCTTTGTCAACAACCGGGTCAAAGGTTGCTGCTGCTATTGCAATTGCACTGGGCGAGGCAGCCCGTGGTTTTCGCGGCGGTCAAGGTCGCAATGTAGGGATGGATTTGATCAATCAAGCGATTGACCGAGAAGCCAAGCGACAACAGGACGAATATAACCGGCTTAAGGATCGAGCTAACTTTGCCAACAACATCTACGCTAGAGCGTTCAAAGAGTTTGGTAGCGCTGAGGCTGCTTTTGAGACAGCAAAGTCTGCCTTGTGGAATCGAGCATATCAAACTGCTGATATTCAACTGAAGTCATTACGAGACGACGCTGCTGCTGATCGATTTCTTAAGCAAGCATTGAACAGCCGTGAGATTCAAAAAGCGAAAAGCCAAGACGCAATCAATAAGCTTAGAGCAGCCCCTGGAGGCTTAAGCGACAGTATGCGAATGGCAGCCAGAAACGCAGCACAGAAATCCAAAGGACTTGTGAGTGAATTTAAGTCAGCTAGGGGATTATTGAAGTCCGTAAGAGCTAACGACGCAACACGTAAGGCGCTCTCGGTCTTTGCTGCGGCTGATAAAGATGGCGTGACGACCCAAATGCTTACAGCATTTGGGGTATCGATGAGTGATGATTTCCAAAGGCTAGTTAACTTTTATAACAGAATTAACGCTATTGCCTTTGCTCAAGCCGCTGAAGGTCAGGCAGCATCGTCTATCTCTAATAAGGACGTTGGAATCTTTAGAAACCTTTTGGCTAACCCGTCGATTAGCAGTGATGAGATCAATAGATACTTGAGTTTCTTGCAAGACAAGGCCAGCGCCAACGCAGTATTCAATGATCTGATCGTGGGAAGAAAAGACATAGAGGAGGCTCAACTAGCCGCCGATGCCTATATGGTTAATGTTCTTGGATATAAGCAACGTGACGATGGCTCTTTCTACAAAGGCAACTTTGACTACAATAAGTCGTCGGATTTGGCCGAGAGTTATGGAAGTCTTGAGATCACTGAAAGGTTAACTAAGTAGCAATGGCTAAGCCCACAGAGGATAAGCAAGTCGCTTACTTTGAGGTTGATGGTAAGCCATACGGCGTCCCTATGGACGACGAAGCAACCCTTCGTGCCTTTGTAAATGACCCCAATGCTAAGCAAATTAGTCCTTATGAAGTAGATGTATTGGTCGAAACGGCCAAGATGAAAGAGGAGCCTTTGCTTGGTAGGCTTGAGGCCCTAGGCCGAGGGGCTGTGTCTGGTGCTACTATTGGCCTTGGTCAATTAGCTATGGACCCCGTGGAGCTTGCAGCCTCTAAAGAAGCCTATCCGTATTCTTTCTATGGCGCTGACATAGGCACAGGCGTCGGTGCATCTATCTTGTCGCTGGGGTCACTTGGCAAGGCAAGGCTTGGAATTGAAGCCTTAAAAGCCGCAGGCAAAAGCACATTGGCCAAGGAAGTGCTTCAGGGTGCTCGAGCGTTATCGAAGATTACTCCTACAGGCATGGTTAGTCAGGTAGGGGGTGTTGGAGCAAAAGTGCCTCTTGCCCTACAGGGCACCAACCCTGTTTCTGCAACAGTGCGCTCAATGACTCCGTTTGTGATTCAGGGTGCGGTTGAGGGTGCAGCAGGTGGCTTTGGGTATGGAGCAGCTGATAAATATTTAGAAAACCCTAATGCTACGGCTGAGACCCTTCTTGCATCAGGCTTAGATTCTGCTTCTGCCAGTGGAGTGATTGGGGCTGCAATACCAGCAGGTTTGACCGGATTAAAAACTCTTGGAGCAGGAACAGTTAAAGGCGCTAGTGGCATTGCAAAGTCTATCTATGGGTCTGCCGCTGAAAAATACGGAGAAGGTTTTTCTGACAAATTGAGCGCGTTCATTGCGTCTGAAACCCCTGAAGTACAAGAGGCGCTCGCTCAAGAGATTCGCAAGGTAGTTCAATATGGTGAAAACTATTCAGATATTGAGCGACGAATTAAGTCAGTGCAGGAATCTGCCAGGATTATGCGAGAGCAAGGTCTTGAGTCTCGTGACATTACAAAGCGTCTTAATGCTGAAATTAAAGAGATCAAGGATCAAATCAAAGCCCTAGACTCAACTGAAGTAAAAGAAGCCAATAAGAAACTAAAAAGTTTGCTCGACACCTCAAAGAAGCAGACACAGGACGCTTTGAAGCAAGGCGAGCTAGCTCTTACTGACGAGGCCCTTAAGCCGATACGAGAAGCAGCAGAACAATTCGAAGCGATTCTTGGACCTGGAGGGTTGGGAGACACTAGCCGCAAAGTTTTTGAAGGCAAAGAATACGTTGCGGTCTCAATGATAGACGATGCCATTGGTCGCCAAATTGACGATCAGATTGCTCAAAGAGCGATTGGTGAACCTTTTGAGTTGGCCCAAAGTATGGTCCAGGCTCAAAATAGAAGTATTGACGCTTTTCGTACTGTAGCGGCTACAGTCTTGCCTGATAGTGCAGGCCGCAAAGAATTGTTAGGCGCTATCAACGGCATTGAGCAATTGCGTAATCAAATACAGGCAAAGCTCAAGAGCGGCACAGTCACGGTAGATGATGTTAAAAATTTCTATCTCGCCGAGAGACAACTTATTCGAAGATTAAATGAAGTACCAAATGCGTTTAGGTCTAAAGCGGTTGCGGCAGATAAAGCAGCGACCAATCAAGTAATCAAAGCAAAAAATTTCCTTGAGTCTTTTCATCAGGGACCAGTATTTGGAAAAGCTGCCGAACTTGAGCGTGCTAGGAATCAAGCAATTGCTCCGATGAGGCAACTTATAAATAGGCTGCGTGGTGCTAAGAAACCAGGGCAAATAGAGGCAGGCGCTGAAGATATTGTAAGCTTAGCAGTCAACTCTAACAGCGGTTTAGATGAAATATCTCGCGTGACTCAAGAGATAATGGGTGATGAGTTTTCTGCAAAGCTCATGCGTTCATTTGGTTTTGCTAAGTCAAAGGCGGAAGAAGCACAAAAATCACTTGAGGCGATAGCAGATTTCCGAGGTGCAGCGAATCAGATTAAAACCCTCCAGCCAGGGCTTGATCCTGTGACAGTGCCGCAGCTTCCAGGCACGTCTTCTGATGAAGTTATATCTAAAGCATACGATGACCTAAATGCTGCGCTATTGAAGTCGGTTGATGATTTTATGTCACCGGAAGCGTTGCAAGAAGCTCAAAGGCTTAAGGGTAACCTAGATCTTATGGAGGATTTAAAATTATCTAATTCTCCAGGCGGTAATATGTTTCGAGCCAGACTTAATGAAAAACTTAAGCGTGACCCAAATCTAATTGCAGCTCAGTATGACGAAAACATTAAGGAACTATTACGCTATCGAGCCTCATCTTCCCCTGGCGGCTTAGACTTACTGGATGCCGTAGCTGCAATTGACCTGGCCACAGGTCTGCCCATCCCCAACTCAGTAAGCGGAGCCATAATTGGTCTGAACCGCTTGAAGGGCAAAAACTTAGGAGCGTTGCAGTCTATCGCCAGAGTAGCTCAAACAGTTCGCAAAACAGATGAAAACATAAATAAAGCAGCAGATTGGGCGTTGAATGCGGCGGTGCAGGGTAAGAAACCCAGTGAATATATTCAAGGAACTTCTATCTTAGGCAAGATTCTAGGTGTGACGATAGGTAAATCGTATCGTCCATCAGAGGGGGAGTAATGGATAAAGAGCTGTACAAAAGGTCTGTAGCCAAAATTAAAGAACTCCGTGACAACCCAGAGAAGCTTGAATTTGCTATGAATCAAGCTACGTCTGAGTCTTTGCCTATCTTCAACGACGCCATGCAGGGCACCGTAACAAGGGCATTCACCTATCTTTCAGAGAAGGTCCCTGAACTCGCGCCACAAGCACCTTTTGACTTGTATGAGCCAGAGCCAACACCCGAGCAAATGGAAAACTTTGATGCTGCGGTTCGAGTCATTAACGACCCCATCAATACGTATTTCTATCACCTAGCGACCAATACATTGTCGCCTCAAGTGACAGAGCCATTTCAGGCAATCTATCCAGACCTGTATGCACGGGTCACAGATGCCGCGATGGAAAAGTTTATCGAGAACCGCAAAGAACTACCCTACGCATCTCGTGTGCAGATGGGCCTAGCTTATGGTGCGGGCATGGAATCCACGGTCTCTCCTGAGTTCGTGGCAATGAATCAACAATTGTACGCACCCGCTGGCCAAGAGCAGCAAGGTGGCGTTAATATGACACAGGGGGGAGTAGGCAAGCTCAGCAAGTCAGCGGCAGCTTACGAGACCCCCGGACAACGTATGATGGGGGCCTGACATGGCAACAGTAATTGAAGGACAATCAATCTATGTAGGGCAAATCGTTAAGAAGGTGACAAGCGATTCTACGTCAGTCACAGGCCCCACGTTCGAGATGAGCCATAAGGACAAGGTAACCGTAGCTATCCGCAACGTTAGCGGTCCAGACATTAGCGCAGTTAAGCTTATGCGCATCTTTAGTGATGGCACTGCATCCGAAGAGTCTTCTTCAGCAGGACCTTTCTCTGCTGGTAATGGCCCAACCTTTGCGGTGACCTACAACATTCCTAAGTTCCGCGTAGACTACACAGTTGCAAGCTCATCTGCGGGCGTAGTTCTTATCGAAGTCGAAGGAGGGGTAGGAGCATGACCCAGACAGTTGTTAATGTTCCTGCTGTTGCTGGCGGCGGCGGCAAGATGGGCGAGGGTGACTTTTTCAGCACCACTGCCGGAGGCGCTATCACCATCGACTTTGCCAACGGCTACTATCAGCGCATCACTTTAAACGCGGCTATCACCGACGTGGCTTTCTCTGCGGTGCCTGCTAGTGAAGGGCGCTCGGTGGTCGTGGATTTTATTCAGCCTAGTTCTGGCACGACCTACGGCGCATCATTCCCTGGCATCAAGTTCGACTCTGGCATTGCGCCGACACTCAGCACTGGCAATAGTGACGTAGACCGCATTGCTTTTGACCTGGTTAACGATGGCGTAACTACTACCGAATACGGCCACGTTCTCGGCCTGGATATGCAGTAATGGCACCACCAAAGGACATAGCTAGGTCATACCCAAAGCGCGGCTTGACGGCGGATGTAGGGTTTCGGAGTGAGCCTACTTTTGTGAGTGAAGGCTCGATTGAGTTTGTTGGTTACAGCAGCGGTGGTGGTCCGTTTATTAACTACTCTCTAGATAAGACCTTTAGTGCCTTTACCGTCGCAGCTTGGGTATTGATGGATGGCACCAGCACTTACAATATTTTTATGAGAGCAGGCGGTGGCGGCTCTTTTGGCGGTAGTGTGGCCTTCGGGTGGATCAATGGCACCACGTTTCCCCAATTAAGATTATTTGACAAAACAGGCATCTCATACATCCCGACTCAAGCATTCCCCGAAGTCAAAGGCCAATGGTGCCATGTGGCTTGCACGATTAACAGTGCGGGTGACACCATTAAGATGTACGTGAATGGGATCGAGGCAACTGGATTGACGCAGCCGACAGCGGGCAATGAAATTGAAATGCCTGGGTCGGATGGTTCGAGCATTGGTCACTTTAACGTTGGTTCTTTTCAGTACAGTGCCACTGTGTCATCCTTGGGTATCGGTGGCAAGATGGCGAACTTCGGCTTGTATGATGCCGAACTAACGCAAGATCAAATCATTCAACTTATGCGCTGCAATGATTTTGCAACTTGCTCCGCAGTAGCAACACCAGCGGTATTCTTTGAGCTGTTCGAAGACAATACAGATTCAACCGGTAACGCTGTGAGCATTGTCGATGCCGGAACACCGTCCTATGGGAACACCTACGCCCAACTCCCCCGCGGTCTCGATTTGGCACGCGGCGCGGCAATGGCGCGAGTGTATACGGGCAGGGCAATCGAGCTAGACGGGTCGGCGGATTACTTACAAACAACGCTAGACTCTGCCCTTGGCACGACATTCACTGTTTCGTCTTGGGTATACCGTACTAGCCCAGTAAGCGGATTTGATGTTATCTGGGAAACCGGTACCTTTGGAGCAAACGCTGCTTTGCGACCCGCTATCAAAAACACTAACGAGGGGCTTATAGATTTAAACGACAACGCAGGTGTTGCTGTTAGTACAAAAGGGGTGGGCTTAGATAGATGGGCTCACGTTGTCATTTGCGCCATTTCTGGGGCGGGTAACACCAAGATTTATGTGGACGGTGTTGATGCAACTCCGGCATCACATAGCGTTTTTGTAAATGCGACCAATCCGCTTTTTGAGATTGGTCGATACATCGGCGGCGCTCACTACTTCAAGGGCTACATCTCAGACGTCAGAGTCTTTAACTCAACCCTTACAGCCGACCAAGTAAAAGAGCTTTATCACTACCCAGAGAAAGTTCTTCCTACCGGCGTTAGTGCATCCAATTTGATACATCGTTGGGCGTTGTCGGACTATAACGACACCGGCGCTACAGGTGGCCGATACTTCCAAGATTCCGCTGGCAGTAATGCGATGGAAGATAAAAGCTCTGCTGCCATGGCCTTCGCTCAACCCGTACCGTGTCCGCAACTGGGATTGCAGCAGAGTGCGACGCGGCTTTTTTTCTCAGGCGGGACTCAAGGAGCGACGGCCACAATCACAGCACCAGGAACTACGGTTAGTTTTTCGGCTTGGGTATTCTGGGACCAAGCTCGAACATCATACGCCATAAACATTGGGGATGTTGTCAGTACTTCGGGCGATGGATTCCAAATAAGGATTAACGCATCGGGGCAAATCACGATGTATCAAAGAGATGGAGGCGGTGTTAATCAAGAGTTACTCAGTGGTCTTACCGTCACTGAAGGCGAATGGAATCACATCGTCGTAGCCACTCGATCTGACTCCCCTTATTGGAGATGTTGGCTTAATAACTCCGAGGCGTCTTCTCCCAATGCATTAGTAAATACGGTGAACGTAACTAGCACAAACTGCAATCTGGGGATGAATAATTACAATTTTGGAATGGCTGGAATTGCTAACGACGCCGCAGTCTGGAACACCGAACTAGGCGACTCCGATGTGGCGGCTCTTTACAACTCCGGCGTCCAAGGCATGGACGTGTCCACGGTTCAATCTGCGAATCTTTTGGGCTGGTGGAAGTTTGACGACCTTACAACGCTTAAGGACTACAGCGGCAACGGCGCAAATGCGACGGTGACCGGAACCTTTGCAGCCGCATCCTTCCCAGAAAACGCCAGCGGCTCGACTATCGTCGGTGACTTCTCGCTCAAGCGGAAGGGTGTGAGTGTTTTGAATCCGACGGCGACGCCCTTGGTCACAGGCGTCATGCCAGGTGCTCAGATTGCGAATGATGGGTCGCTCAATATTGACCCAGCCAATGGGGGACACACGGTTTCTTTTTTCATTCGTGTTGAGATGGGATCAGCCTCCGGAGGCATGATGCTTGCTCCCGCCGCTGGCACATCAGGGGCAAATTGGCATTTTTGCTATTTCACATCGACAATCAACGCCGTCCCCCCGAGACTGCAAATTGGAGATGGCGCTACTACCTATCGGGACTACATTTGGCCAGCGGCTATAACCAACCCCGAAGAATGGCATCAACTCGCGTATACGGTTGACTTCTCAACATCTCCGACAACGTTTAGATTGTATCTAGATGGCGCACTGGTAAGCACTCAGGCAGCCTACACCCATTTAGCTATTGACTCAGGGGATGTTATGCACGTCGGAAACAATTCGTCAGGTACCCTCAATTTTCCTGGCGCGATTGCCTGCGTCAAAATGTATCAGACTAAACTCAGCGACGATGAAGTAGAGCAAATCTATCGATCAGACTTACGTCTCATAAAAGGACTAGCAAATGAGTAGCGGAACTTGGGTATATCTTTTAGTGCCAGTCGGCAATCTCGACGATGACCTACCATCGGCGGTTACTCGATACGACTATGAAACCTACCCGGACCCGGACCAACCACCGGTGACGGTTCATCCAACCTACCGAACCTCGGCGGAGTTTAACCGAGCCAATTGTGCTCTTGGTGCGAGCGATGGCGTTCACACCATATGGAAGTGTAACAGCCCAACGCTCATGGCAGGCGGTGACCTAGACCAATTCCGAGCCACCGGCTGGACTATCTACACGCAACCAGAAGCAGCAGAGTGGGCGGGGAACATCACGCCACCGGATGACGAGCCGTAATGGAAGCGATAGACCATGCAACCATGGCCGCTCTTGTCGGGGCGGTCGTTCTATTCATCAACAAAGCGTCATCGGCTCTTGACCAGTGGTCTGCTAAGAAGAATGGCGGCACGGTCTACGATAACGTTAAGCGTATGCAAGACCAGGCTGACCGGATTGAAGATGAAGTGAAAGACTTGCGGGATAAGATGCAGCGCACCCATCGGGACCTGTGCGAGTTTCGCGAGCAGTTCAACACATACACCGCGTATCGCAGGGGGCTTGATGATGCGCGCAAGGAGGGGACCAATGGTTAAGGGCAAGACCAATGGATTCAA